TTTATATATATAATAATATATATAAAAAAAATATTGTATATTATAATTTAATTAATTTGCTAGAAAACACCTACTCATTAAAATATTCCACATAAATAATATTATACTTATATTAATTGCTAGAATAGAACTCATAATAATAATCTTATGAAGTACTGTCATAGTTAGGTTTGATAATGTTATAAGATATATGCTTATGGATAAGATTGCCAATTGTAATAATGTAAATAAAATAACTATACTATATGACGGTTTTTCATTTAGTGATGTTGTTTTTATTTTGGCAAAAAATATTAAAAATATATTGATAAAACCTAATAATACAATAACTCCATATATTTTTTCTAATTTTTTATCAGAAACACGATCAGGGTCATATATTAATGCAATTTCACTAATTATTAATACTAGAGTAACCATTAACAATACATAACCAACAATAATAATAGATAAATTATTTGTAATTTTTAAACGTTTTGATACGATATTAATTGTATCGATTTGTTCAGTTACTCTATTTTCAATTGATGGGTATATATAAGGTGGTGGGTTAGGATTAAGATTAGGATTAGGATTAGAATTTATAGACATATTTTATATATTAGTTAATATATAAAATAAATAATTTTATATAAATTACATATTTTATATATTAGTTAATATATAAAATAAATAATTTTATATTATATTATATAATTATATTTAATCTTTATGAATATTACGATTCATCAGCATTTATCTCTCCAACTGGAGGGTCATCCTGATTACTAGCATCTGAAAACATACCCGTCTGCGGGTCCCCTTGCATTGAACCCGGAACTAGTTTTATTTGCATTCTAATATAATAATATATAATAAGAATAATAGCAATATACATAAATATAATTGATGTATAGCCATACCCTTTATCTTCGGAAGAACCCATATTACTCATAGCCATTCCAACTATAGCAAAAATTAGTAATATTAATATGAATATTACAAAAAACCATTTCCACCAAAGTAAGTAAGATACTCTCATCCTTGATTTTGACACAAGAAGAAATATCAGTATTAACATAAAAAATCCTCCAACATAACCTCCAAACATCCCGACAACTATTGGACTCGCAGAAGAAGTAAGATCACATAATTTTGCAACATTTAAAACTCCTACGATATGAAGTAATGCAAGAATACTGGACAATACTGCTTTGTCTCCAGTATTTGTATATGTTGAACCAGCAACTGTTCTTTTCCTCCCTCCTATAAATAATGAATTTAATATAGATGAATTTAATAAATTATTTGTAGACATTATAATTATATATATAATATAAAATATATAATAATTTTATTTTTATATTTTAATTAATCTATAAAAATAAAATATATATATAAATTATATATTATATGTCTGGAAATAATAATACTACTCCTCCTCCTCCTATGACTGACGATGAACATCAAAAACAACAGCAACGAAAGTGGTCCGTACACATGTTTGGTTATAATATCCCCTATTGGGTTATTGTGTTAGTTGTTGTAATTATAGTATATCTTATCTATACGTACACGCAAAAAACACCTATGCAAACGGTTGCATTAAATCCTACTGCAAAATTAGCATTAGGTAATGCACAAACTATAAGTTCCCCAACATCATCCGTAATTGTTGGTCAAGGTGCGGCATCTGTTAATGTTGGTCAAGGTGCGGCATCTGTTAATGTTGCATCTTCTGATGCATCCACTAGAAAATTACAACGTGAATTACGTGAATTATTTTCAAAATATTAAATTGAATTTTTATAAAAAATAATTAAATATAAATTATTTTTTAAATTTATTTTCTTTTTATTTATTTTCTTTTTTTATTTTCTTTTAATTTATTTTCTTTTAATTTATTTTTTTTTAATTTATTTCCTTTCTAAACTATTACCATAAAATAAATCAGTAATTGTAAATGAATAATCTTTTATCGAAGCAGCTGCTGCTAATGTATGACCACCTCCATTAAATATTTTTGCAATAGACCCAACATCAACTTTTTCGCTACGAAATACAAGTATATATTCTTTGCGGTCCATATTATACACCCAGCTCATAAAAAAATCGCAATCAAAATTTTTAAAAATACGTTTTGCTAGGTCTGAAGGATTGGGACACGGACTACCATTATACACCGCACATTTATATTGACCTGGTTTTGTGAATAAATTTGTATTAGCTTTATATAAAGTTTCAGATGGGAATTTTTCCATAGATATACGTTTATAAAAAGATTCAACAAGATGTTCTTTATATTCATTATATATTTTTCCTAAACTAATTAGTCTATTTATTTCATTGGTTGAATATAATTTAGACCATTGTTTAAGAGTAGATTTTACATGATTTAAATTATATTGTACACTGAGTGCACTAATAAAATCAAATATATGAGGCATCTTCCAGCGACCCGTATCATTATCTTCAATTAATCTTACAAATAATGGAGGTTTTGTACGATATAAGAATTCCCATGTTAATGCACATCCAGACTTAAGTTTGTCATATATAATTACAATCTCTTTTGACGAATATTGTTTTATTTCATTATATATTTTTTTTACATCTTCATGTATTGTTATATGATGATCAATAAATGTAACTGATTTTGCCATTTTCATAATTTGTTTTAATATTTCATAAGAATAAGCAACGTCCATAATTATAACATCTTTATTAGAAATATTTGGAGGGACTGATTTTGCAGAAGGAACATCCGGATATATTTCATGTTGAGTTGCAATAGTTTTTGAATTATATAATATTACAAATGATGAGAAACCATCAATACAATTTTTATGATATATTATATAATTATATTTTTTCATATATTATTTGTATATATATTAAAAATATTTTTAATAAGAATATATTCTTAATAATAATATTTTTAATAAGAATATATAGACATTGACATTTATGATTTTTAATCATAATGCCGATTTATCAAGCTTCGGCGTGATAAATTGTTTTAATAAAATTTTTAATGATATGAGTTATAGCTTTGCAGTATAAACATGATTTTTAAATTATTTTTTTATAAAAAATAATTTTAAAAATCAGATTTAGAGTGCAAATCTGCGATAGTGTAAACACTATCATAGCTTTGCAGTATAAACCAAAATATCTTCATTAAACCCTACCAATGAAATTGGTTTAATTGTATCTTTAATCATTTTTGGTACATCTCCGTACATTTGTGTAATCCAATTAAAAACAACCTCCTCAGGATCATCATCATCATGTAAATCCAATTTAGGAAACATTAAATAATTATTTTCAATAATCATTAACATATGTGTCCGACCAATATTATTACTTTGTATATCTGATTTATTTTTAACGATATAAGATTGTTGAGCTAAAGCATATGATTGTGCACTTTCCGAACCACTTTCAATCTCTATACGAGTACCATTTTTTTTCATCTTTTCGCAATAAAAAGCAATTGGTATATTTATACGCATACTAATAAATTTTTTTGTTTTGCATTTATTTTCTAATATTTTGCAATAAGAATTAATCTCATTATTCGTCCCCGTAATTACAAAATAGATATAATCGGCAACAATCTCGATAATTGTACATTTTTTATTCTCCATAATTTTATATATACTATAATATAAAATAATTTTATTAAATCATATAAAGATTTATGTAATATATGTACTCATACTAAAATGGCACAACAAACTGAACATTCTGAACAAACAAGATTTCCATCTGTATCTTTTGACGATATTAGTTTAGAACATTTATCATTTAATGAATTATTTCGATTATCTCGAGGAAGTGCATCGCAATTAGTATTAGGTTTTAAACATATGTTGTCTAAATTAGGAGAAGGAACAAATGAATATCAGCAAACATTATATCCTCAACTACGAATTTTTACTTCGGCAGTAATTGATTCATATGAAAAAACATTCCTAACACAAACAGAGCCTATTTATAAACAAGTATTTGGAGCGAATCTTAATGGTTCACGAAACGATGGTTCTCTATACAGGTCTATAAATACAAGCGTACATCGTAACTTAACATATGCGTACGTTCAATTCGGACAACTAGTAAAAGTTCTTACCAATCGGCTTAAATTTATCTCTCAAAGAGATCCCCAAACGATTGAACGTTATAGAAATTCTCCAGAAGAAATGAAAGCATATCTGCATTTACAACAATGTTCGAATACATTTCTACTGTTTTTAGATGAACAAAATAAAAAATGGACTCAATTTGTAAATACATCACGTTCTGCACATAATGTTCAGATACCCCAATATCAACTAAAAATTAGACGACCATTTACGAATACTAGTACTAATTCTAGTACTAATCTTAATCGTAACAAAACTCAATCTCCCTCTTAATCTTAACTCTCTCTTAATAATATTATAATACGATTTTTATATTATAATATATCTATTTTTGCAACTTTTTCTTCTCAGTCTGATCCACTTTTTCCACCTTTTCAAACTTTTCCACCTTCTCCACCTTCTCCACCTTCACCTCCGTCACCTTCACCTTCACCTCCTTTATCACCTTCACCGCCACCACCACCCGAACTCATTTTATATATAACTACAACAACAATTATAACTATAGCAATAACGACAATAATCATTATACTACCCAATGAAAATAGACTTTCAATGGTCTGTGAATTTTTTGTGGTAGCTGAGCTTTCAGCAGCTTGTGTTGCTTCTGAAGTAGCGGCAACTGTTAATCCCATCTGAGTAGCAATTGTTGTTAATATACCAGAAGATTGAACCGTATTAAAAATACAATTTGTTACTAATACTGACGTGTCATGAACCGTCATGGAAATATTTGAAATATGAGCCCCCCCTAATGCGGTTATATTACCAATCTCTTCATTATTACTTGATAATTGTGCAGCAATACATGCTTTAAAATTTAAAGTTGATTGATTTGTTTCAATAATATTGGTTACAATATTTGTAAAATTTTGATTAATACTAGTTTCTGTGACATTTTCAGTAAGATTATTTGTTGAAGCAGATGCGCTATTGCCACCTGTCAAAGCTACACCTGCAACTGATTGTTTATTTTCAGTTGCACTTACCATTGCTGATTTTTGTTCAGATGATAAATTAGCTGTTGCTACTTGCGATATTGCATTTGCAACTGAAGATTGAATTGTATTATTTTGTGAAGATGCGTCATTTGAATTAAAAGTCATACTTGAATTCATATCAATATTTAAACTTATACCACTTATATCAGAACCTACACCTGATGCAGTTATATTTCCTATTTTTAAAGTATTTGATTTATTTTGAGTTGCCATTGATTTAGTTTGAGAACTCATAATATTATTCGTAACTTGTTTCGAAATAGTTGTATTTAAATCATTTAATGTCGTTTGTTGAACTATCTTATTTTTAATTGTATTTGATGTATCTGATGAAGAACTATTACCCATTTATAATAATATAATATATATATATATAATATTATATTATTAATAAGTTATTTTTTATAATATTTTTTATATTTATTTTTATATTAATCTGAATCAATTCTAGAAGACGATTTCTTTGTCTTTTTTTTTGACATCATTATAAAAACAATAATAGCTATTATTACAATTAATACAACAACTCCAATAATTATATATGTTGTTGTCGACGAACTTGATGAACTTGATGCACCTGGAGAAGTCGGAGGTGCACCAGGAGCACCTGGAGAAGTTGGAGGTGCACCAGGTGCACCAGGAGCACCAGGTGAACGAGAAGCACCAGGTGAAGTTGGAGCACCAGGAGCACGAGGAGCACCTGGAGAAGTTGGAGCTCCAGAAGTACCATCAGTAACACCAGAAGTACCATCGGGAACAACTGGATTTTCTGTAGTTTCTGCTGCAACTTGACCACATGTTATATTTACATTAGGTGAACCCATTTGTATTGCTGCACCCGATTCAGCATTAATTTTACCAATACTTGTAACATTTGTACAATTAGTAATTTTACATGGATTATTTCTACTTCCATTTTCAACAAAAACGGTACCTCCTTGAGCATAACAACCTTGAGCATAACATGCTGCTTGAACACCTGTTGGATATGTATATGGTCGATCAATATAACATGCACAATCTGGATAAGCTTGAACATATTCTGATTCTACATAAGCTCCACTTACATCAGTCGTATACATTTGTTTTGCATTTTCGCAATATGCTCTATAAACATTATCACACTTGCCAATACTTATATCTGTGTCAGCTGGAGCTAATATTTCTTGTGCAATACAGCTTGATTTTGGTACTGTAATAGTTTTTGTCATAAAACCTAATTTCTTCCATAAAGCAGCTTTATCTGAGGTGATTGTACCATCAGTTATTTTCGCTTGTACAATACTATCGACATATGGTAATTTAACATCGACTTGATATAGTCCAGAACCAGTTGTAGTTTCATTTGCTAAACAACATGCACGTTTAAATGTACTATTTGATACTAATTCGGATAAGCCACTTGGACCACCTGCACCAATTTTTCCAAGAAAATTTCCAAAAGCATTTGCAGATGGTATAGAATTAAATAATTTAGTAGTAGTATTAAATGTCCAATAATCAGCATTCTTATTTGGAAATGATGTAGAAGATAATACATTTTGTATAGATGAATATATTAATGCATCTTGACTATCAGCGTTTGCCATTTATATATATTAATATATATATAAATTATTTATTTTATTTATT